TTATTTTTTAGTGTAAAAGTCAGGGAAATCAATGGCTTCCTGAAATTTACTCGTTTCATATGGCAAAATGACAGACCTTGTAGGCCTTGGATTACCTAATCGTGTCATGCCATCTCTCCTTTTTTAATCGTCTTCTTTCTCTCAAATGGTCTGAATTTATTGCGGACTTTTTCGGACTAAATCTGACCACACAAAAATCTGCATAAAAATAGCACCCCTCGATTGAGTGAGTGCTTAGTCTTCGTTTTGTTTAGATTTTACATTGGGCAACTCTTCAGTATCTTCTCCCCAACGCTTAATACATTCATAAAATTCTTCTGGAGTCATTTCTGGTCCATCTAGCATTAAATTATTTTCCATTGTTTCACCTCAGTATATATCTGACCCCCGCATTATACATCGCTTTAATTACACTTACAAGATACTTATCCATATCTTTATCTAGCGAAACATCTCTTGATAAATCCCGAGCAGAGTTTTTATCAAATCTATCTGTTTTAGTTAAATACATGACCTTTCCTTGATTAGTAACAATAGTTAAAGTTTTGACAGAATCATGAGACATAAAAGTTTGAACGTCGTTTGCCGAAAAACTAGACCCACCTGGATGATTATGCAATATCGTCAAGCTTCTATCTGGTGAACTATTGATCAGATACCTTGCTTGAACTGATTTGTTGATATCCACCGACACCTGGTCTCCATACACCACAACAGGCTTTCCTTCCGTCGTTATATGCATGACTTCGTTAGATTGGTTGTTTTGTTGAGCATCTCTTAATAAAACTTTATGAGCTTCCTGTATCCGTTTGTTCTCCTCTTGGGAATAGCCTGGAATTTCAACAAAAGGCACCTTTTCTATAGCTTGGTCTGTAATATAAATCTTTTTGCCACGCTTTTTAGCCATCGCTAAATTAAGCGCCTCATTCTTCCTCTCCTCTATCTTACCATCTTTATCCACATCACTCCATACTTTCGACCATGCATCCTGCTTTTTCCCATTTCCTGGATAGTAGGTCAATGTACAGTGACAATTGGCGTGACGTCTGAAGATGTCTTTATCGATGGTGTCCTTGTCATAATCGTAAGTTCCGACCCGCTCTCTACAGAATTCACACTGACTATGGGATCTCTTCTTTCCCGTCCGTGCGCCTAGTTTACGCACAATTTTAGGTGCTAAGCCTAACTTGTGGTGAAAAGAAACATTTTTCTTTAAGGTATCCGATTTAAAGATTTTCTATAACGATCTTTAAACAACACCTAGAGCCACTTGCCGGATTCAATAAGCGCACTGTATCAACTCTTAATCGCCATGCGTGCAAAATGTGTGCAAAATGAGTGCGCCAAGTTACGGAACTAAAAACATCTAAAACAATTTAACTAAAAGGGTTGGCTTTATGCAACACTCGCTGTATAATATAATCAGAGGTTGCGAGATACCTCAATAAAAATAGGAGGTGAACATATGTGAGTAGGAAACAAAGAAAGAAGCTTGAAGACGAAATCAAGCTAACTAAATTATTAAAAGCAGTCGCAATGCTTGAAATAATCAAAACGTTAGTTGAAATAATCGACAAGCTCCTATAAAACTTAGGGCTGGGCAACCAGCTCAGCCCTTTTCTTACTTGCATTATATCATGAAAAAAGAAAAAGTAACACTCAAAGAACTATTAGTAGTATTAATTGTTTTACAAGCAATCGATATCTTATTAACCATTTTCAGATAGGGGGTTCATTATGACCTACACAGAAATAATTGCGTCTGTTTTGAATTCAGACCAAACTAGCTACTCAATTGCTAAAGCAATCGGAGTTCCCGTCCAAACCATTGATCGTTACCGTAACGGTAGCAATATTGATAACATGAAACTTTATATAGCAGAAAAAATAGTAAGTTACTATCATACTGAAAAAAAACCCTCTGATTAGGAGAGGTGTCAGAAAAACTTTACAACTACGCTATATCTATAAAAAAGGGGCGTCTATAATGGCTACCCCTTTTTATATAACTAGATTTCCTCTTGACTTTATAACGGTTAGCCGTTGTAATATAGATAGAAGGTCAAGAAAGGAAGCGTGATATGATAACTAGAACAATGCAAAGACAACGAAAGAAACAAAAAACAAAAGAAACTATCGAACTCACCGCCAAGTTAGTTTCAATAGTTTCTGGAATTGCCAGCTTAGTTAAGTTACTACTTAAATAAATTAGCCAAAAGGGAAGTTGACCTTCCTTCCCTTTCATTATAAAAGAAAGAGGTAAATATTACAAATGAAACTAACCAATGAGCGAAAACGAAATGTCAGAATCGTCTTTTGGGTGAGTTTAGCCATAGTGAACATTATTTATTTAATTTGGGGGTAAACATAATGAGAAAATCTGTAGAAGCTTTATTAAAGAGTGACCTATCTGCTTATAAAATATCTAAAGAAGCCAACGTCCCTTATATGACCGTCAACGACTTGCGCAATGGAAAGTCTTCTATTGATAATGCAAAGTTTGGGACAATTGAAAAGCTATACAACTATGCAAAATCAATAAATAAAAAAAGCCCCTCCAGTTAAGGAGAGGTTTCCTTACACAAAAAGGGGGTAACCGTTATGGCTACCCCTTGCATGATGTGATTTTAAATTCAGAAAAAAAGTTCCCAATCTCCCTTGACATTACACACTATAAAGTGTATACTATAGATAGTGAAGGAGGTGATAAAGTGGAAAAAGCTGACTGGCTTAGGATAGCTGAAAAAGTTATCGAAACAGTCCCAGAGCTGATTACAGCGATTGTAGCGTATCTTACCTACAAGGAGCTAAAGAAAAAGAGCGATTCTAAAGACTCCGACCAAGAGAAATAGAACCGCACTAGGGTTGAGGGGCGTTATCCCCTCTTACCCTTATTGTATCTTTAATAAGGAGGAATAGCAATGGTTTATCTAATAGCTTTCACTTTGTTAGCACTATTGTGGGTTAAAGTAAAGAAGGATGATTAAAATGTTCCAAGATGTATATGCTGTTATAGAAAACCTATTGAAAAGCGAAATCACAAGTTATCGTATCCAAAAAGACACTGGCGTTAGACAACAGATGATCGATCGATATAGAAAAGGCCAAAGTGATTTAAAAAATATGACCTTAGATGTTGCTGAAAAATTATACAATTACGCATCAAGCATAAAAAAAGCCCCTCCAATTGAAGGGGGATTCCCTTACACAAAAAAGGGGGTAGCCATAACGGTTACCCCCCCTTTTAATTTTAGTCTAAATTGTCCGTATTGTTGGCTTCGTTGTGTTCGGCTGGATATTCTCTTTCAAGCTCTTTCAATTGCAAGCGTTGATTTTCCGCTTCCAATTTTTCGATCATTTGATAAGATTCGAAAAGCCTTTGATCTGCCTTCTCTTGCGCTTTCTTTGCGTCTATCATGAGCAAAAAGCAAACCATCGCTACAATAGCGAAACCTGTTATAACAGATAATGTTAATTCAAATTCGTTGTTATTTTTCATTAGGCGTCCTTTACAACATACTTCTTGCCATCAATAGTAATTTCCCGATCATCAGTAGACTTGGCTGGTGGTAGAGGCTTCTCAATGTCTTGTTCTAATAGCCAGCCTAGGTAACCGCCACCCTCTTTCAAGCGGTAAGCCTTTTTAGACACACTAATATTGCAATCACAGATAGCATCATAAGTGTAAGTCTTACCTAGAACGTTTGGTGAGATCTTTTCACGGGTTAGCCAGTGAGTCGCATTCTTAGCAATTTTGATTGTACCGCTTACCTTTTGCACGTTTTTAGGCTCTGGCTTGGCTTGTGCTTGTGGTTGAGGAGCAGGCTTAGACCCTTGGTAGCGGTACACATACCAACCCATAGAGTACGGGCAAGTGCTGGCTTCGTTATCGATCGTTACCCCGTTTCTTGCATAATTGCAATGGATAATCTGATCATGGTTGATGAACATCACCACATGTCCAGCTGCTCCACCACTCGCCCCACGTTTACCAAAGATAACCACGTCGCCCCGCTTGGCTTCCCAAGTCGAATTGGTTGCAATGCATTTGAATCCGTTTTGCTCCAGCCATGCATGCATAGAATCAGTGTTAAGAATCCAGCCCGCATTACTTGCCCCACCTTGACGCAAGGCGGAATAGATAGCGCCAGAACAGTCTGCTGTCCCGTCAGTCCCAATTCGTGAGCCATTCATAGAGTAGCGTACTCCACGGCTCTTTAGCCAATTCATGTGATTAATTGCTTTTTCAATATCTACTGCCATTTTTATTTCTCCTTTTTCTGTAAAAATAAAGAGCCGTTCGATTTGAACGACTCTCATGCTATTGAAATGGTATAAAACTATTTGATCCCTAATTCCTCTTTTAAAGCGGTTTGTAAAATACTTGAGAAATTGACTGATTGTTTCTCAGCAATATCATTAAGCCACTTTGGAATGGTTAATGTCTTTTTGATGGATTGATTGTTTGCTCTGTCCATTATCGGTTTTAACCAAATATCTACATAAATAACTTTTTTGCTTTCATCAGACGTTATTTCTAGAGAAGCTTTTGGAAATTTTCGCCCATTTTTAGCTAAACTAAATAAAGTTGCTTCAAGAACATCTTTAGCGTTAATTACTGCTTCTTCAAATGTATCTCCATCAGTGAAGCAAGATTCAAAATCTGGGAAATCAACATAATATACCCCATCATCTTCTGAAATTAGGCATGGATATATAATTTTTTCCATTGTATCCTCCTTATTCAGATAATAGGGCTAAAACTTCAGCCCTGTTATTCTCTCGATTTTTGTCAAGGTACCTGAAGGAATATCTTTCTTAGTACACTTTACAGGACACATCAATCCATTTTTTAAATAAATTTCGTGTGAACCGTTAGTGTGATCTAAAATCCACCCTTCTTTCTTCATACGCTTAACAACATCTCTGTAAGGCTTGGTTTTTGACATGTCATTCCTCCTTACATTTTTATTATACGTATTTTTTATACGTGCGTCAAGAAGGGTTATTCTTTAACTAGAATGTTTAAAATGTCATCGGGTAAAGTTGCCCCATTATACTGTAAAGACATTAATCGCCCCCTTCGTCATCTTCAACTTTCAACATATCTACTTTTAATTCTTTGGCTAAGACGGCATCTGAATTTTTGCGCATCTGATTAAAGAAAGGTTTGAGTTGTGGCGGGAACGGTAGTCCCAACGCTTCCCAGTTTTCAGCCACGGAAATAAGATAGTTGGTCAAGAAAAAAGTACACGTCCCAACACTAACCCCGACATGGCCTAGCGCTCTTGAGTATGTCCCGACAATGAACACCATCATAAGAACTAGGATATGGCGGATAATACCGTTCGTACCAACCTTGCTATCGAACCGTTTTAACTTAAAGGCTTTTGCGTACCCCGTTAGAATATCGAACACCATAGCAATAATCAGCCCATGCATCAAAGGGCTTCTAACTAAATGCTGTAAGTGTTCAAATAGAATTTCCGTTGTCATTTCAATCATTGATTACCTCATTTCTCGTATTAAATAAGCAACCGCCCCTACAAGCGTAAGGACGATTGCCAGTGTAACTACAAATTGCATTACTCCTTGATTAAGTTTTCGGCATCCATCAAGCGCAGTTGCTCAGCGACATCTTTCTTCATGAATGGTAGGACGTTCTTATACTCATAACGTCCCGCCACGATATTAATTGCCAGTAGCATTACCATCAACTGTCTCACCCCCTTTCTCATCATTGTTAGCAGTAGGATTAGATGGCGCATGTTCGGTCACCTCTTCTTTTGCCTTGTGCAAGAATGGCAGCACTTGATTCATCAATTCAATGATTGCGCCTTGTGTTATCTTAGACTCCTCTTTCATTCTCTCGATTGCTTTGTCCGCTTTAAGTAAAGTTTGATCTAATCGATTGATTTTGTCAGTAGGGTCGTACTCTGCCGCTACTTGATCGATCACTAACTTAATTAGCTCTTCGCTTGGCTTATCGCACACGTTACCCACGATGTCCCGTGTAATGACGGTATAAGGGGCATTACAATAAATTTGCACTTCCGTAGCATTGATCGCTTGTTTATAGAACGGCGTATTTAAAATTTCGTAATTCATAATCTCTCTCCTTTTTCTATTTCTAGACATAATAAAAAGGCTAGCGAGTGCTAACCTTTAAATAATTCATCGTGTGAACCTAGTCGAATTAATGTACATATACTATCTTCAGTTACATAAATCAAAAGCCAATCGTTATCAACGTGTAATTCGTAGTGACCGATCCAATTCCCTTTTAATTGATGTAATCTGTATCTGTTTATCAAAACTTCAAACTCATCATTTTGAATATGTTTAAATACCATCGATAATTTATTCATATCAAAATGCTTCTTTTTATATTTTTGATAATCGCGCTTAAAACGATTTGAAAAATTAATCTTCATTCTCAAGCGCCTCAAACAATGCCTCTACCGAATCATATGGTCCATATACCTCACCACGCTCAGCTTCTTTCATTGCTGCTAAAGTTTCATCATTAGGCTCTCTATAAACACTAGGTATAAATGGTAAGCGATAGTCTGTAACAGTCTGTTTTAAAAAGATCGTAATAGCTGTGGTCATGTCCATTCCCATTTTACTGAATATTTCTGCCGCTTCATCTTTCAGTTCTTGATCAACACGAATATTAATATTTGCTTGTTTTGTCGCCATAGTAATCCCTCCTGATAAAGTTATTATATCAGTTTGTGATTACAACGTAAACACATTTTCAACGATGATATTAGTTAAATTATTTGCACATGGAATCACGCTCCTTTCTAGATATAGTGAATAGTTACTGTTTCGCCTGTTCTCATGAAGTTGCCGTTCAAGTGATAAATTTCGTTCAAGTCTTTCGGGAAAGTAATCCCGTACAAATGCCATTGGTTATCCCAGTACTGCCATTGAGGAGTTTTAGCGGAAAAATATTGATACGGCTTTACTTCTCCCTCATAACTAGGGTACCCCTCTATTTCTACTTTAAATATTTTTTTGATTTCCGACGGGATTACAACGGAATTTGTTTTGATTTCATTCGCATACGGGCTTAAAGTTGTTCTTTCTAATTTTAAAGTCAGCTTCTTGATCTTTGCATAAACCAACTTATCTCCAATATATCTCTCCACGATCTCTTTTCCGCCAACATAAATACCAGCTCGTTTCATGCTTGCACCACATCCGAACTGGTATAAATTTGACTAGAAATTAAATTGTAAATACCCCCCGAATTTATGAGGTGGTTTGCGTTTTGTTGCAAGCATAATTTAATTACACCCTCTATCTGTAGAATATTTTGACATTGTTGTAGGCTACTGCGATTTTTTCGTATTCCCCATTATAACCAAAACCATTTAGATCAATAATTTTGTTTTTGAGTTTTATCGAATTACCATAATAATCAACTCCCTCAATATGCTGGGAATAAAATGTTGGTCCATTGTCGATTTCTATTTTAGTTATCTTCTTACCTCTTAATCTTTCTAAATCATTCGTTAGATATATCGTATCATCAATTGTATCAAGATCGTAATTAAGTATTTCTATAATAAAGCGACTTGGTTCCCACACCTTAAGCGAACCGATATACCTTGCAATGATCTCTTCGCTTCCAATTGTTATTTGCTCTCTCATATCCTACTCCCACACATCATAAATCGTATTCGGGTCTTTGCTACTAATACGATCATAATCTGTTTCACTTCCACACCAATATTTCATCTCCGACCCCGTGCGTTGGTTGACAATACCTGTACCAGCGACCCCACGTGGACCTTGGATACCTTGATAGCCACGAGGACCTTGATCTCCCTTAGCTCCTTTAGCACCCGTATCTCCTTTTGGGCCTTGTGCTCCTGTGGCTCCTCTCGGACCTTGCGGACCAGTAGCGCCGCGTTCTCCCTTGCTGACGGTAATTGATTTTCCATCCGAAAAATTAACTACCGTATTGCCTTGGCTATCTTTACTTGTACTCGAAATAGTAATTGATCGGCCATCTGCACCACGAGGGCCTTGCAGACCTGTTGGCCCTTGTAATCCAGTTGCTCCTCTATCACCTTTTGCCCCTTGTTCTCCCTTTGGACCCTGTGGCCCAATTGGGCCAGCAAGCCCACGCTCCCCCTGTGGACCAACAGCGCCACGGTCACCTTTAAGTCCTTGCACACCTTGAAGCCCTTGAGGGCCTTGATCCCCTTTTGGCCCTTGGGGGCCTTGGAGTCCTCGTTCCCCCTGCAAACCACGATCCCCCTTAGGTCCCCGTTCCCCAGTAACTCCCTGTACACCTTGCTCACCTCGTAAGCTTTCTTTCTGACCTTCAGTCAGCTTATCAAAGCTCACTCTACCATCAAAACCTCTTGGCCCTTGATCACCTTTAGGACCTTGGGGGCCTGTTAAACGCTCGGTGTAGCGCTCTACAACCGTATGAGCTACTTCACCGATATCAACTTTATCAGCAGCCATTTTTGCAACAGCATCCACACCCACAACCTGAATAACGTTTGTCTCTAGGCCAAGCGGACTTTCAGTAATTCTAAAACGGTTATGATTAAATGATGGATAGACTTGATCATCTACTTTGATATGCAATAAATATGCTCCAATCGGTAGAACTTTATCGATTGAGAAGGCAACTGTATTGTTGCTCCCGACAGTTGAGGTTGATTCATAGTAAATATCATTACCTTGTGTCAGAAACACCTTAGCGGACTGACCATTCTTATTAGTAGTATTCCCTTCTTCATCTACTAGTTGATATTTCAAAACTGTTTTATCGCCTTGTTTTAAGGTATTCCCCCTGTTTAAGTCGATGAGATCCAGTATTTGCATTGCTACACCACCTTTATACAAGCTAGATAATTATTTTTTCGATCGGTCCATCTTCCGTTTGTCGTTTTTATCATTTTCATCATCGCCCCCTCTTATCATTTCGAGCGCAATTTTCAACTGCTCATTTTCATAGGTAAGAGCAGCGATTTCTAAAGATTGCTTTCTTAAGGTTCTAGTCATCGCTAACTCTTGTGCTGTTAAATTTTCCATCGTTCATCTCCTAAACTTTATATACATCATCTTTAGCCGCCCAAGCGATTTGCCATCTACCAATATAAAGCTCATAGTAGCCGTAACGTTGATGTGACCATGGTCTGATTCGTGCAACAGTAAACGTGCCGTTCTTAATCGGTTGACCGCTACTACTATATGTTGGTATTCTGACTGCTTGGTCATCGTTATTGTAGTAATAAGTTGCAGATGATTTAAATTTGACTCGGTCTCCCACGCTAATCGTTTCAGAATAATTCGGTGTAGGGTTCGGCGTTGGCCTATATGGCTCTGGTTCAGGGCTAGGTGTATAGCCTCCTCCGCTCCAACTATTAGATTTATTAGATATCGTTCTGATTTCCGATTTGAGGTAACTAATTTGTCTACTCAAATCAAGGTACTTGTTCCACAACATAGTTGAACTAACTATCTCACCACTGTTGATTGGCATCCAAAAATCACCATCTTCACTGATACCAAAAGCTCTTCCCGTATAAGTATCTTTGATCATGGTGGCATATTGACGACCATCTGAACTCGCTCTTGGGAAAGTACCCGTCTCAAAGCTCCATCCACGGTTTGAATCACCAATATTAAAAGGTGAATGCAGCCTTAGACGACCATCTCCACCTAGTGACAAAGCACGATAGAAAGTTTTGTTTGCTAATGAATAATAAGATAGTGATAGGTATGAATCGGGTTGCGTAGTTAGTGACATAGATTTCATGCCAGCATAGGGTCCACTCTTATCAGTTGCATCTAACGAATGCACCGAGCCTACGTGTGTACCACTCCGCCAAATTTCGATCCCATTCTCAGTAAATTTAGACGAATAGCTCCCACTATTAGTCATCACTTGCATACCGCTCGGATCGATCTTGACCTTAGAATTTTTGCCATTAAACAGTGTTTGAATAAATTGCGCCATATTTCCTGTCAAATTATTAACATCTAGATTAATAATTCTTACGTCCGCCGCATTTAGCGTCCCTGCGGTAATCTTGCTTGCTGAGAGATCACCGATATGAGCATTTTTAATCACACCGTTATTAATATGCGTATCAGCAGTAATTGACAAGTGCTGACCATCAATCAAAATACCTGATTTATCAATTGCAATGGCATTTTTAATCTCACGCCCCGACATCTTCCCGTCGGGCAATTTGTTTTTGAGTGCTAGGTATATGCTGTCACCTGAACTATTAATAATGCTTCGAACATCTCCACGAGTTACACGTAAATCAATTTGATTCTGCAATTGAGTAATCGAGCTTGACATTGATCGACCTAAGTTGCTTATCGAGCTATCAAATCCATCCGCCCGTTGCCTCAATCGATTAATATCACCTTTTGCGTTAGTAACTAATGTTTTTAATTCTTGATCAGTTTCAGTAAGACTTTGCTTAAAACTATTGAGTTGAGCTTCATTGCGAGATTGACGTTGCTCCAAAGCTTGTTTCATTTTATTCGTACGTTTCTCGGATTCTTCGATTTTCTGCTGAGCTATATTATCAAGACTTTCGGTATCTAGAACCTTAATCCAATTCTTGCCATTCCAGATATATAACCGATCATAATTACCGTTTTTTTCAAATTGAACATCCCCGATTTTATGTTCAATATCGTCTGGTGGCTTGCCATACCATATACGATTGCCACGGCTATTTATTAAAGAAGGGATAACTACCTGGTTAATTTTATCCTGTTTATTTTCAAGGTCATTCAATTGATCACTTAAAATGCCGCCCATGGCCGATTTAATGCCACTGCCAATTGTGCCTACTTCGATCGATTCATTTCTATCTAAGAGCACGTTATATTCTACCTGGGTGACTTTTGCTTCTGCATCAATAATGCCTAGGGAAGGATAGTAGATTGGAACTATATCGCAAAGTTCAATTTCTTCTACAACTTTTAAATCCTGATAATCCAAAGTTGTTGAAAGATCAATGTACTTCACCTTGACGTTGATCTTCGGTAACCCGACTCGGTTATTTTTTAAATAACTTTCCGTATACTTTCTTAATTTCTCCTCTGTCGGCTTTTCGTTTTCGCCAAATTTAGAAGAAAGGTCTACAATCTGAACTCTCCTATGAGCATAAGCTTTAATATATTTTCCATCTATATATCTTTCTGGCAACGTCACTATAATCGGGTCTGGCATACCGGACTTACCGTCTTCAACTTGCGGTGTGTAGGAAGCGAAAGGATAGATTGATGTATAAGTGTTTTCTATATCTTCATCTTCTTCTGCCGATAAGATATTCCGACCATACTCTAAAACAGTCGGTACTTTTCGGCCCAGTTGCGAGTGCAGTTTGATTGTTGTATTGTCAAACTCGTATTCGCCACCCCAAGTGTCTAATATAGATCCGCTAACACCACCTAATGCTTCACGAGCGTTGGCAATTTTATCTACTGTCCATTTGGTCGAATTCTCTGTTGTGATATCTGACCAAGTGTTGAACTTAACGCCACCAACCAAGTTATCTGCCCACATAGCCAAAGCAACATCTGCCCCTGATTTAGTGATTGCGACTGAAGGAGCTAAAGCCATTTGTTCAGTTTTATGGCTAATATGTTTAGCATAGATTTTGATTAGTTTATCACTCGATTTATTAATGCGGCTGATCTCGAAAGTTTGATTCTTCGTTCTTACTCCAGCATCCGCTTTGATCTTCATTTCACGTTGAAACAGGTTTGCCATCTCACCTTGAGCTGGATACTCAAGATATAAAGTATAATTGCCGTTTCGTTCCCTTGTCGCAATTGCTTTAGTAGCATTAATCTCTCCAAGTCCATAAGTATCAAACTTGGCTTCATCTGCTTTAAAAAGAATCGGTTTCATACTTTTGACCCCCAAAAAGGCATGATGGTAGCAGAAAAGTCGCCAGTCCAAGTGATTTTATTAGCATCAATATCTAGGTAAGGTTTTACCGATTGCGGTGATCTGATGAACTTATCCCATGCCCCTTGTTTGCCTTGATAGACAGTATTCGATTGCATATCCAAAATAATGCCTCCTTCAATATTCTTTAAATGCGTTTCACGGTCATTTATTTTCAATACGCAGTCACCGTTACCTTTTAGTTTGATGATGGGGTGGGCTAATTCGTTTCCACGCCCTCTAAGGTTCTCGCCATTTTTAAGTGGGCGCTCAATTAAACCATCAACATAGTATTTGATGGGGTGAACTAGGAACGTTACTTGCAGCTTGCCGAAGTTTCTTAGAACTTCTTCAACTTCAAAAGTTTTGATAAAAGCCGCTTTATATTCAAATGCGCTATCCCAAGATAAAAGGAGAGGCTTATACCCCTCCACATTGAGCCAATTGCTGATTTTTTCCTGAACTTCTGTGACTCTAACATCTGATAAAAGTCTAAAAGGGAATGTCTTCTCCACCGCTTTTAGGCGCCTGTTGCTTAGCAAAAGCTCGCCATCTCGGCCAGGCACCACAACCGTCTCAACATCAAATCCTGTCGATTCATGACTGACGTTGTTATATATTCTAAGTCCAAAATCATCACTGCGCTGACCATTGAATTGTATGTAAGCTGTCATTACATTCCTCCTTCCAAATTAACATAATAGGCAAACTCTTTAATCAAACGTTTCATGTTTTCAGGTGTAAAGAAATCATCTGATGTGCTGCTGTTGGCGTTTAATGTGTAATTTTGATAGTAAGTAGAATTATTCGAAGAACCACCTAATACTGCCCTATTACCATTAATTAAGCCAAATTTACTTTTCACTCTGTTTGATCCACCACCGATTAAGTCTTCAGCTTTCATTTTATACTTGCTCATTGAACTGATCATGCTTTCCATCGCTTCGTTTGAATACTTTGTGTTCTTGTCGATCCCCATAGCCACCCCACGAGGAATAAACTTACCAACTGTATTAGCAAATAATCGTGACGGCGAGCGAATCATCGCTCTTGCTCTTGCTGCTCGGTTTGCTTGAGCCACCATCGCATTAGCTGCAGCTGTGATCGCTCCTAAGGCACTATACATTCCTTGAGCTAGGCCGTTACCTATCTGAGCACCGATACTTCTAAATGTTCCAATTGATCCACGGGCAGCATTCGCCGCCGAGTTTGTACAAGACCGCATAGCATTGGCACAAGCGCCACTCTTGCTTTTAATAGAAGATACGAATTGGCTCATACCACTTCTAGCTGAAGACAATATTTGAGTGAAACCGCTGCTAACTGCTTGCTTAATGGAGCTCATCGAATTAGTAAATGTTGATTTCACGCTATTTAGATTGCTATTAACTACAGATTTGATTGAAGACATAATTGTTGTAAAGCTTGTAGATAAAGCTGATAAGATTGAACTTGCCCCAGTAGAAATAGCGCTCATTGCTGATGTAAATGATGTATTAAAAGATTGAACGGCAGTAGTGCTCATTGCTAATGCAGAATCTAAACCGCTAAGTGAAGTCTTAACCTGCTCCATCCCCATCGCAAAAGCTGACACACCACTTATGTTACCTAAAGCAGTACCGACTGCAGTCAAACCGCTTGCTATCGTATCTAGTGATGGGAATCCAGTTAACGCTGATTTAAGTGCGGTAAAGTCTGTAGCAATCGCCGATACAAGACAGATCGATCCCAACGCATTTCCAATTTGCTGTAAACCAGTACCAATCTTAGCCGTATCGATTAGGGCTAACCCGCCAAGTGGTACGACCATCGAAGCGAAGCCCGCACCGATCCCAAGTAAGTTTGCACCTGATAAACCTTTACATGAATCAGCAATCATTTTGAAAGCTTCCGCAACCTCTTTAGCAGTATCCCCTATTTCATCGATTACGCCACGAACTGAGTCAATCATATTCGCAATTGAATTGTTGACCTTCTCGATTGACTCGCCAACTTTAAGCGCCATATCGCCAAATGATTCTATGACTCGACTTGCACCTTCTGCGATACTCGTTACTAAACGACTTATCGCATCAATGATTTGACTTACACCTGAAGAAACCGCAGACACCACTTGGCTAATTGCCCCTGCAACTTGCCCTGCTAGGCGACCGAATGCATTAAGGATTTGATCCACATTTCGCCCAATCGCATCAACTAACGGCACGAGAGCGCTGATGATTTGAGAAACACCATTAGCTATGGCTGAGATGATTTGAGACATCGCTGTGCCGATGGACGAAACTAGGTTATTGAAAGCTTGAATGATTAAAGGCAATTGCGTGATGAAAGCCGTCACCATCCGCTCGATATAAGGCATTAATGGCTCCAGCGAAGGGATAATCATGGCAATTGCTTCTCCGATTGCTCTTGACACTGCCGTAAAGCCTTCAGCAAGAGCAGTTATAACAGTGCTCAAAGCATCCCCAAGAGCTGATACTACCGTTGCTATGGCATCGCCAAAAGCAGTTAAAATCGTCTTTACCCCTTCAGCTTGAGTAGCTAATAACGCCAAGGACGCTACCACTAAGGCAATTGCTCCTGCAAGCGCCAATACTCCAGCAGGGTTTATTAGTTGAGTCATTTCCCCGAAACCTTGTAAAACAGTAGATAAGCCTTTACCTAGCCCTTGGAAGGCCGTCGACAAGCCTTGTCCAAGGCCAGTGAACGCTGTTTTAAGGCCTTCCCCTGCTGATTTAATCACGTCAGTGATCCCTTTAAACACATTGATTAATATAGATTGGGGTTGCTTTGCAGATCCCGTCAATTTAGAAAGCCCATCCTTCACTGGATTAAATCCATCAAATAAAGATTTGATCTTCATAGCTGTTTTTAAGCCTTTAAAAGCGATGACTAACCCAGCTATGGCTTTGGCTACTCCTTGAATAGTGCCTGGCTTAAGCCCCTTAACAAAGTCAGCAACTCCCTTAACGGCATTCGCCATTGACTTGGCTACATTACCAACCGTCTTACCAACATCTCTAAAACTAGCATTAGCAGGTTTAAAAGCGCTAAGCACATGCTTGACTGCCTCTCCGACCGATTTCATTGAAGAGCTAAAAGCTTGGAACGCCCCTGAAGCCTTGAAGCCCTTTAGAAAGTCACCGAACGCTTTTGAAGCCTGTCTAGCGAATGACTGAATTTTCTTAGCTGCGCTATCAATTCCCTTGACGAGCGGTTTAAAGTCAACCTTTTCGAGCCGATCTGCAATACCACTAATTGCTTTAATACCGATACTATCTAGTTGTTCGAAAGCGGGTTGCAACTTATTAGCTAGCGTTTCTTTTAGCCCATCCATTGCTTCGCCAGTTGTTTTGAACGTTGTAGCCATTTTTGAAAAGTGCTCATTAGTTCCTACTTCGGCCAACGCTTTCGCAAAGTCTTTTGATTTGATCTCTCCATCTTGAATCTTTCGAACCAAGTCATCTGCCGACATGCCCATTTGTTTAGCGACCGCCGCCATACCTGCGGGGGACTGCTCTAGCATCAACTTAAAGTCCTGCCAGCTCATTTTTGGCTTCGTCAAAGCTTGTGTCATTTGCTGGCTCAGTGTTTTCATCGCTTGCTTAGGATTATCGGATGAAGCCGCAATACCGCCCATCCCTTTAACAAGCTGTTCAGCATTTTTAGTTCCGATTGCAGCCATTTGGGAGTAGGTCTTAGCCATATCTGAAGCTGAATAGATCGATTGTTGAGCAAATTGTTGTAATGAACCTTTTACTTTGTTAATCTCTCCGCTTGATTTCCCGATCATCCGCATGTTGCCATCAAATGTTTTCCAAGCAACCGAAGACTCAACTAATTCACCAGTCATTGACCGCACGCCGTTTGAAATCATACCGATCCCTTTCTGAATCCCTGCCGACAATAAGTTAGCGCCAAGCAGTTTTCCAAAAAGCCCGCCTTTCCCACCGCTATTGCCTAGTTGTTCAAAGGCGCTTTTGATTTTCCCAATCCCAGACTTAGCTTCGCTTGTGTTCAGCTTCGTTTCAATTGTGACTGTTCCGTCTGCCATTATTCCTCACCTCCTATAATCGATAAATTTCTTGTTGCTTGCGCATTTGTTTCTTATATTCTGAACTATCGCCCTTGGATGGTTTCCACGCTCTAATCCGCAACACTTCCATGAATTTCGTGTCCGATGGCAAACTTACAAGTAGCGCATTGAATTTATACCAATGTAGCTTGCCTTGCTCCTCGAACAAATCAATCCCGTACGCTTGCAGAAAGCTAGCGTAGATGTATTCGCCATCTTTCATTATGTCGTACAACGGTTGATCATCGTCTTCTTCATCGGATTGAGCCTTACTCTTTTCGATGATCTCTTTAGGTATGATGTTTCCCTTAATATCCCTAACAACTTGCTCGTCTTCGTTGTCAAACGCAATAAATTGTTCGAACAAATCCTCACAAACGGCATCCATCTCTTCAATGGACAATGACTTGCTAACGTCATCTCCAAGCAACAAAAAAAGAGCTGTGCGAAGCTTTGACAAGTCATCTAGATCTTTATCTCTCATTAGTTCCAAGACCTTGAGAACAACGTTATAAGCTAAATTTAAGGTATATACTTGATCAACGACTATGTAAGTGTCTGGTAACTTTCGTGAAATATCCATGGGCTTTAATCTTCAATGTATTTCTTCAACTTATCCGCATTGATTTGTTCGTGGTATTCTTCTGAAATTCCCTCGAATGTTTGGACAAAATAATTGATAACCATCGTAACGGATTGACCTGCAAATTGGTAAATCTTATCGAATGTGCCTTCCCCAAAGGATTCGTCCCACGCTTTGGTAGCCATGAACTTAAGGGCTTCTAGCGTCTCGCTAACGTTTTCTTCCGTAGTTATGCTTTCAAGGCGTTTAGATTCTTTGGATAACTCTTTTTGAAGCTTATCCAATCGTGACAAATTATCGTCATTTGCCACGAATTCAAGTTGAAAATCCCCAAAATCAATCGGGATGACATTGCTTCGCTTCTCAAATTTAATTACTCTTGCCATTTATTCGGCCTCCTTTTAAATCAATAAAAAAGGGAGGGTTACCCCTCCCGCTACATATTAAACGCCAGCAACAACTGCAGACTCTTTCGGTGTTTCAACGTATTTGATCGTGCATCCAAAGCTTTCGTCTTCGGTTGCTTCACCCGATCCGTCATTGATACTCGAAACGTTGGCACGGCCTACCCATTGCTTCTTACCATTTGAAGATACGACTTTATGCCATACACGGCGCCCTTCGCCTGTTTTAAACTTCATACCACAAATAAGGTTTTGTGCAGGGTCTTCATGGTCACGATAACCTTCGAAGGTATAACCTGCTGCAAAAGTCTTAACAAATTCTTCAGGCGTTCCATCACCATCGTAGAATCCTTCTGATTCAGATTCTTCTTCGTCTTCTGTTTCAACGTTTGAAATGTATTTAGCTAATTCTAGCCATTCTGTTGGTTCTTTCGTTGGATTTTCTTTGCTGATCTCAGCAATAAAATGCCCACGTAATGCGTTTTTTAGTCTTGCCATTAACTATTACCTCCAATTTCTAAATGTGCCTCAATTTGTAATAAATAAACATAAAAACCCTGCTCATCCACTCCTTCAAGAAACGGCTTAGAAAGCGTCATACTCAAGAATTGGTATGACCCGTTACCGCTTGGTATATCGAGGTTGAATTGAGACAAGGCTTCGTTAATCATCCACAGAACCCTGTTCCCTTTCTCATTATCTTTCGTCTTAATAGCAAATTGATAAGGTAACCGCACTTCTTGAGTGCCATCCATGAACGTTTTATCAACTTTCCCGCCAGGTAGAGTAAAGATAACGAGATCTTCATCGTGAGTGAGAAAGTCAATACGTGCTGTGATTGGTAGCTTAAGATCATTGATAAATCTCAATAACTGAATTTGAAAATCATTTGTCATCATTGAATCCCCATCGCTTTTATTGCGACTACTCCCCATTCTCTAACGGTTCCTTTGGGCACTCTCTTGTCCCATCGTTTTCCCGTTCCAGGTGTGGTGTACTTTCTGAATACTACAATGCCATTCGTTCCGTAGAAGTGAGCTCGCCCATAAGGCCCTGGATAAATAACTTCCCCAGGCTTTGCATGAGCGCCTGACCTTAGTCTACCGCTTCTCATTGGTACGAATTGTTCCATGTCCATCATGGCTTGATTGGCCATTGCTAATTCGCCCTTCTTCAAGGACGCTTCACTGAATTTACGATCTAAAACAGAAAAATTAACATTGACATTCACTGAGAACGTTGCACCGACAGACATTAAACCACCTCGATTTCATAGCCTATCTGCTTCTTAAACAAGCTGATAGGAATTAAACCGACAACTCGATAGGATCGATTCCCATCAGTTAAACGACCGTCGATGTAGCTTTCATCCGGCAACACTGGACAGAACTTTGTGTATACAAAGACAATGCCAGGCTTTCGTTCGATTTCATCCTTAGCATTCTGTGTGTTATGTTTGAGTGTGGTTGATCGATCGAAGCGAACAGGAGAAAGGCTCAGCTTATCTCCATAAGCTTCCTTCCCCCATTCATCCCGCCCGATTACTTTTTCGATGGTGACTGAATCAATCAATAAGCGTTTATCGATCATAGTCCACCCCGCAATAGCCAAAGCCGACACTATCTAACAACGCTAGTGCATCCAGGCATAAGCCGAATGATGGCCTACTTGTCGCGCTTTTTTGACCTGCTCCATAAGAAACGGATGTCCGACCAATTGAAATACTAGTTAAATTCTGCTTGTCTTCTGCGGTAGTTATACCTGTTTCGCTCATATACGAAATTTGTAATGCCACCGCTTGCTTGACTGCTTTCTTTCTCATTTCATGGTCATCATCGAAATCGATAAAGCTATATAAGCTTTTAGTGTATAAATCAATCATGACACTTGCCCGATTGTTTAATTTTTCAAAATCTTCGACTGGTTCAAATCCCATTTTGGAATACTCTGCTTCTGTTAAATACAAACGCTATCCTCTCCCCTCTTGATATACAAAGGCTAGTCACTCACTAGCTGAGAGATAGTGGATCACCGCCTTATTCTTTTGATGTCTCCTTGACTTCTGCTTCGGAACTTTCAGCTTCTTTTGAATCATCCAAGCGTTCTAGAAAGAGTTGCCCATGCAACTCTTTCGCTTGCTCGTTGATGACATCCGCAACGGATACCTTCATCTCGATTTTTTGATCTGCTTTATAAGTTTTGCCGTTATTTTCAGTGCTAAACGTTGTTAACACTTTATACTTCGCCATTTATATCAGCTCCTTATGCACCTGGAACGGTTGGCGTGCCCGTTACCTTGACGATCGCTTTCTTGTTATCCTCTAAGACAAATTGGCCACCCTTAGCAGCCGCTTGAAGGATCACACCATCGAAATCCACGGCTGGAATTGTTCGTGCGGTACTGATACCAACGAATGGAATAATCAATCCGTTAGGCATAATTAACGCTTGTGTGTCTTGTGCGAAATATTGAGATGGTACACGTTGTAAAGCGATATCTTTGTAGTAAGCTAAGCCGTTCTTGTCAATGTTGACTGAAGACCCTTTACCTTTGCTAACTTGTGCCATATCTACAATAGCGTTATACACGTCAGAACGGACATAAGCCGTTAAAGGTGCGGTCACTTCTAGGTCAATAAAGTAAGTATTAATCTTGTTGAACAAGGCGTTAATCGCTTTATCAGTCAATTCTGATAAGGTTTCTGAATGCCCTGCAACCTTAGATGCATACGCACCGATTCGTTTATTCATTGCCCGTGTTTGTGCTTCAGATTGTAAACGTAAACGGTCTGCGATCGTTGCGTTTAGATCATTATTAACCGTGTAGCGGTCAATCCCTTCATTGATTGCCAAAGTGTAATCGTACTCTACATCCGTGTCTTGATAAATGACCTCAGTCATTTGGCCAAAACGTGATGAATTAGACGTTCCAGTGCCAAATGCAATATTAGCATCTGTTTTGTATTCCCCAACCACTACTGGCGTGTTATTGGTCTTTACACTAAATGCGGTTGCATTGTTTTGCACACCATCTAAGATTTGGATCGGTGAGATTGCCCCTTGGAATGCATTCGTAGCGGTAAAGACTGTTTGTAGTAGCCCTTTATATTGTTTTTCATAGCGACGTACTGGTAAGTTATTGTTTTCTCCTGCCATTAGATAGGCCTCCTTTAAATTTATTTATACATGTTCATTGCTGCTTCGAAAGGATCTTCCTTACTTTCTCCATTAGCTGACGGATTACCACCCACAACGATAGACGGCGCCTTGTCATCGGGTTCTTCTTCAGTCTGCTTTTGAAATAGGTAAGGCTTGTTCTCTTTCAACGACTTGATCGTGTCATCAAGCTGTGGCTTGCCGTCTTCATCAAATTGAACCTTATCCATATCGATAAGACTAAACAGAATATCACTGTCGACCGTGTCAGTGTCTTTTAAAGCCAATTGAACCGCAAAGGTTTGCTTATCGGCTAAGCGTTGTGCTTCGTGTTCCTTGTCTTTATCAGCCAACTGAGCTTGTAATTGAGCGATGGTATCTTTTGCCTCTTGTGCAGTCGTTTCATTGTTCTTCAGCTCCTCAATGGTTTGATTCACTTCTTGCAACTGATTACGTAGCGAATCATTTTCGGATTTCAAATCTGATTCGCCTTGCGCTTTAGCACTCCCAATGGCACGACTATAAGCGTCCATGATCTCATCGATCTTAGCGTCTTCAGTGACTCCTGCTTCTTTCAGCATTGCTCTTGTAACACTCATCTTATCTACTCCTTTAACGTCCAGTGGACAATGTAGCAGTTAAAGCTTGCTCAGGCTTTGTTGGTGGGCATTTTAACGACTGAACCCAAGTCCGTGAATAGTTTAATGCCATACTCAGGGCAAAATAAAAAGCCGTATCGCTACGACTTAAAAACTAACTTAAACTATACAATCTACCGATATCACTCGGCTTGTGACCGTCATAAACTGGTGCTTTTTCGATCTCTGGTACCCTAAAATGTAACCAGTATTTCATCTTATAATGATAAGTGTACTGCCCCTCAGGTGTATTGATACCACAGATAAAACACCCATCGAACATCGTACCATCATGATGTTGCTTAGACTTCCATGATATTTCGGGATAAGCATTTAGAATGGTTGAAAATAGCACCATTCTATGAAGATAAAGCTCATCGAAAGTGTGATACCCATCCGATATACCTTTTCTCGAGATGCCTTTATCTCGCATCTCTGCTAATTCCTTGTTAATTTCTTCCACGGTTCTCATTTTTTAACTCCTAACGACTTAATTACTCTTAACTTACTCTGAACTACTCCGAAATCGTGTGAATTTACGTGAGAAAATTGCACGATTTGCTCACGATTATTTACAATCCGTTTCACTTATAGATTAAATGCGCTACTCCTAAAATAACTAAAACGATAGCCATGAAGGCTAGCCAAATCCAAACTGGCAATAGCACTAACCACCATGACCAATTAATCACTCCGAACAGCTTGGCTGCAATCAACAATAATGCTAGCCATGACATAAAGCCCATACCATTGCTATTGTTATTCGATTCCATCCTATCACCTCCTGAAAAACTGCATAAAAATAGCACCTAACTCGATTGTTAAGTGCTAATCTTCAAATTCTACTCGTTCGACATCTTTTTCAAGGACTAAACGTCCGACTGACTCATCGCCGTTTACATCAAGTACAAAACCGTCTCCAATGTCGTTATCTTCAATATCATCAAAATCTAAAAACTTTCCCGTTTCTGTAGTTCCATCTTTCATTCTCAGAATAATCTTTTTGCCTAGATATCTTTTAGAATAATAATCATACGCTCTAACCATTTGTTCACCTCTTTTTATTAGGAACTCCATGTAATCCTTGCTTGCCTTGATGGACTTTGATTCTATCGGCTTTTTCAGGTCTTTCATTCGGAATTAAAACATCTCCATCGAAATCACCTACATCTATATATTGATAATCATTAAAAATACTTTTCATATTAATCTTATTCAACATATATCTGTGAAGTTCAGTTTCAGAAACATTCCTAAAATAGCTAGGCGGAGTTTTCCCCTTGTTTAAATCTCTTTCAACACGTTCCTTATAGTCTTCAGTTTCGTAAATATGCTGCATTTGCTTACTTATCTTCAGCTGTAGCCTCTTGCCTAACTCTTCATTTTCCGCCATGACTTTTCTAATCCGCTTCAAATCGTGGCTTGTTAGATCTCTGTACTGATCCTTAGAAAGCTTTTGAGTTAATCTCTCGTTAAATTGATTATACTCTTCTTCAATGGCTTTTCCCATACGTTGCTTAACGCCACTATAGCTTTCTTGATTCTTATAATAAAGCTCACGCTCTTTCTTACGAATTAGGAAGTCATTCCCCCTCACCAACTTCGTAAGCCCCGACTCTAGAGTCTTGAGCTTGAGCTGTGACTTTTGAATCTGTTCAGTATCTTTCAACTCTTTAGCCACGGCCAAGCGCTCTTTCTCTTTGCGAATGTTCCGCTCATAGGCACGTTGCACTTGTTGCGTTCTAGCGTTCTCTTCCGCCTGTTCGGGGGTTAGATTCTTCAGATAATCGGGCAACTCTGGTTTATAATTTGCCCCGACTACAAAAGGTGTCATCATATGGCCACAATTAATCCCCATACAGCCCCCAGGAGAGCCGTAACCATAATCGTTGAGTGAATAGACCTGTGTGCCATCTTCAGCTCTGAATGCCTCGCCCTTGGTCACAATTTGGTGTTGCAAAGGCGCACACATCTCACGAGCAGTTGCCTTCATCGAATAATAAAAGGTGTCAATCCCAAGATCTTCCGCAGGTCGTTCTCGCATCTCACGGTATACACTGTAAGTCGTTGACTTAATAATCGTCCGTGCATAAACATCCGCTTGCCACCTTCTGCCGCCTCTATCTGTAAAGCCATAAAAGCCACGATCAAACCACTTAAAAATGGTATCATTTAGGGCTTGTTGAGCCGACTTCGTACCAGTGGCCACCTCAGCAACCGTCTGAGTAACAACGTCTTCATACATTGCCCTTGTTTCTTTGGGCAGGCTTGTGTTAATCATATTATCAACTTCTCTGAACGTTTGATCCGAATAAGCCTTTAAAGCTCTTTGCACCTCGTAATGATCCGCCGTAGTACCGCCGCGCTTCAAATCCTCGGCTAACTGGTCATAGGTATTTTGATAGACTTTGAAGCCTTCGTTTTCAATAACGTTTCTTAACTCTTTTTCCGCCACTTGGCTATATTTCAAAATCAGCTGAATATTACGCTCATTCAGTAGGTGCATATCATTCAACTTCTCCAACTGCCAAATATAAGGATTTCGTACTAAATCAGCGGTGCCACGTCTTGTCAATCTTCGCACCGTTCGCAAGAATAAATCCGTCTGCAATTGATGGTAAATATCAGCGACTTTATCGCCCGCTAAAAAATACTGTTCTGCATTGTACTCTAATTGATCATGGTCAAGTCTTCGTTTCATGGCCTACTCACCATATACCTCGGTATCAAACTGACTGCGGTTACGATTCATCGTTTCTTCCGACTCACGATCGATTTCGTTAGCTAAAGCTTTTGCTTGCTCCTCAGTCATACCTAACGCTTTCTCGATCGCATACCGCTTAGGAACCAGTCCAGCTGCTAAAGCCTTGCTCCAATAATCAAGTTGAGCGTTCTTATCGGTGAAAATACCGTCATCCAAACTAATCGTTATTTCATCAAGTGATGGAATTTCACCGTTGTATAAGCCGGTTGCTTTAGCAAGCTCGCAAATCGATACAATCAATTCGCTAATCGAATGCTCGACCAATGACACAACAGAATTTCGCAGTTGGTAGGTGTCTGAATTTTCAGATACAACCTCAGTTGCCGTCTTCATGGACTTACCGTCAAAGGTGAACATGCCTGCCGACACACCAATTTGCATTTCGAACAGCCGTAAGCCTTCATTAATTGCAGCAATGTAAGAATCCGACCGAATATCTGTCGTAAGATCATGGATTCCAACCGACTTATCATCGGCACCACTATCTAACTGAACGAACACGTTCTGATCGGGATCAAAGTGTTGTTTTATGATCACTTTATCGCCATTCTTGTCGAAGAACGTTCGCACCGTTTGAGCGGGAACTGCTACACGCCGTTGACCCATCTTCACTTCCCAAGCGAACTCGTCATAGGTCGTATTGATAAAATCAATTGTGGTCTTGGCATTATCAAAGATAGATAGCCCCAGAGAGCTGTTAATATCCTTGTTATTCATGCCAGGAGTCCGTAAATAAGTGAATAGCGGTCTAGATAAGTTGTTGAATGTTACGACTTCTTCCAATCCTTCGTAAACATCTGATAATGGCACTCTGCCACCTAACTGATCCTTACGCTCCGACATATAAAGCTCATTGCTTATCTTATATTGACCATCAGCTAGCCACTCATGCACCTCTAGCAAGGTGTAATACTTGATAGTGCTTCGGCCTGACTTGACCGACTTAATAGCGATCACTGCACTTGAAACATCTTGAGTGTTAGCCTGAGAAGGAAAGAATACAGGCGCTTGGATAAACGCCACTCGAATTCGTTCGCCATCAACATAAGGACGCATCGCCATACCACCAAGGGCTAGCGCAGATTCTAAATAACGCTCAAAATTCTTGTTAAACCGATCCTGCTTCAAAATCTCATTAACAAACTTACTCGCCACTTCATTATCAATCTTGAACTCTGCTTGCTCGTTGTAAATCAGTCCTGCGATCTTCTTACAAGCCGTCCGAGCAATCGGCAAATGTTTCACCTCTCGCTCTCTTAATTGATAATCGGTATTTGTATAGTTTGCTTTGCCATTGCGTGATTCATAATAGCTCAAGTTTTCTTGAATTCTTGCATACTCTTCTTTGGATACCGCAACTTTCTCATGGTCTAAAATGCTTTTGACTGGGTTCATCAATCCCTTCCCCCTTGTAAACCAATTTTTGATGGTGCTAATCACCCCATTAGTGATCCCCCCTAAACTTTCAGATCGAGCAAACGTGCATTATCTAATATCAAATACTGGAAAGCGTCCACCGAGTGATCGTCCTCCTTAATGACTTTCGGCTCTTCTGAATTTAGTGTCTTTTCGTCATAACGATACATTTTGTGTTCTTCGTAAAATATCTTGTTATTCTCAGTGTTGAGATAATAAAAACGCCCTTCAGCCAATAAACTTAGGACGTGATCAATCATTGTTTGTTTCTTCTTCTTTGCCACTGGATGCCATACTTCGCCATAATCTAGCTTGTACTGATTGCGTAAAGCACCTTCCGCCGAGTCAATGGTCATCTGCAACTTAGGGACGCCCTTGTAGCGGTACATAATGCCGTCGACAAAGTCATGAACTAATACAGATAGCTGACTAGGTGCGAGCTTATCCGCCTTGCCAGACGGGCTATAATAAAGCGTATCAAGCAAGATAAGTTTCCCCTTTGCAGTGACGCCACAAGCCACACAAGCCGTTGCTGATTGTTGGTGCCCAGTATCAAGCCCAAAGGCAATTCCAATTAGCTTATCATCTGTCGGCAATTCCTCAATCATTTGAAAGTGATTCATATTGTAAATGTGCGTACCGAGACCGATAACCTCTCCAAGATACATCCAGCGATAATAATCGGGATCCGTTTCTTTATAACCTTCCACTTTTTTAATCATTTGATGACCTAAAAAGCCATATTTATCATCAAGGTAAGTTGAATGGTGCACGAGATAATCGGGATCTGCTTCCTTCTCAGCCACCCATTGATTAATCCAATCGTATGGATTCTTTGGTGGGTTATAAGAGTAATAGACTTTGACGGGTTTTCCTGTGGGCAAGTCTACCCGTAGGAAAGTATCTTCCACCACGTCAATGTCTTCTCTACCTGAAAATTCAGCTAATTCCTCATACCATAAAGCATGAATATAGCCTTGCGCTATCTTGAAACCTTTTAGTTTCATCGGGTCATCAACACCTGAAAAGTAAAAAGCGGTTTGTGTTCGCTTATGAACGATCTTTAACGGACTTGTATAAAATCTAAATTGCTTATCTACTCCTAATGTGTAGATCGCCCACTTGATTTGTTCATAAACGGATGTTGATAAATACTTACCCACTTTTCTCAAGCAAAGTACATTCGCTTGAGGATCATCTAAAAACTCCAATACCAACTGAAGGCTAATCACAGATGACTTGGTAGAAGCCCGCCCACCTTTCAAAACAACATAAGGCCGATCAGTAAAAAGTACCTCATCAAATGATGGATTAATCAGCTTCGCTATGTTCAGCATCTGCTTCACCTCGATTGAATGTGAATCCGATTGGTTGAGTTGTGTCTTCCTCTTCGGCTAGTTGGGCTTTTAGTTTTTCGATTTCGAGTTTCATTTTTTCGCTTTCTGCAGACGTTGGATAACGCTTCATCAATTCGCTTCCCGCTCGAATGACCTCTTTAATTGCTGGGGGTTGCTTAAGCTCTACGACTCCACCTGTTAGTGGACTAATTTCTTGTTTAATCTCAAAACGCTCTCCCCTCAAAATTGCTGTGAAGACTTGTAAGACTTCATCGGCTTTAGCGATTTTGTTATTATTTATTTCTTCAAGGCGAGAATCAATATATTTTTTCAGGTTATGATTTGTAAGTAGTTTTGAAGCATTAGCTTTGGCGGTATTTTCGCTTTTCCATGAATAGCCTGCTTTTTTATATGCATCTGTCGCATTTCCACTGATGATGTACTCATCAGCAAACTTCTTCTGTTTAATTGTTAACTTACCAATGAATACCACCACCTTTATGTCTGTTTTCCGATTGTTGGCTATAAGATCTAGCTTTTCTTGTTCTTTTTCTATCAAATTTGGTCTAATTTAACCATCAAGGCCCCTCCTGCACTTGGGTTGGATCATTTATACCAGGGGGCTATTAATGACCTCCTGGGGTATAAATAAATAGACCGCCTAAAAAGGTGGCCTAGGGTATAAAAAAACCACACCAACAAATTGTGGCGTGGCTATAAATTGAAAATGTGGTTGTGGCAAATGACAAAAAGAATTTACACTCTTTATACATCTTTCGACACTACCATAATAACATGACTTTTAGTGGCTTTTAATGGCTTTCTACCTGAAGCTGTTTTCGAAGTGCTTCCTGCAAGGTTTGACTGAAATTAATTTTCTTCTCCTTTGCCATCACTTCCATCCATTTCGGAAGGGTCACCATCTTATTAACCGAAGTGTTTTCTTCATACAAGCGAGCATAGTAGGTATCAACCGGTATATACTGCAAGAAGTCCTCGTCACTTTCCAAGAGTCCCTTTAACTCAGATAGGCTTCGAGGGGTATTAATTTTTTTATCCATATCTTCTAAAGTTAACAACATCTCTTCTAAAGCGCCTTTTACTTGCTCAATAGCTCCATCGATGCCGTTCCCTTCTGTTACTACCCCAGGGACATCAGGAACCGTCACTGTATAAATATTTGATTCAGGCTCCTCACTTTTTTTAAACAAGGCAACAAAATTATACTTAGCCATTTTTATTCCTCCTAATTTTGAAGCAAGATTTTAATTTTAAGCCGTAGACGCAGGGCTACTTTAGCCCAACATCTTTCATCATTTGATTCAAAGTGCCTCGATCATAATCACTTTTGTCAGGAATCGAAACGGTCACAAACCTTTCTCCATCCGTCCAGACCTCGTGACTTCCCTTCCCTCGTTTTGGAAGTTAATAGAAGCCTTTCTTTTTAATCAGCTTGATAAAATCTCGCTTATTCATCTTGCTTCCTCCTTTGCTACATTTATTATAACATAGGTAATAACATAGGTCAAAGGTTTCTAGTAATTTTATCAAATTCCTTCAAAGCTTGTCCATGGAGTCGATATACCCATCTCACCTCATATCCCATAATCTCCGCGATTTCCTCCCATCTCTTGCCAGCAACGTATCGGTAACTTAAAACAGCACGGTTGCGCCTGTCTTCAAGTTGATCGATTAGCCTAGTAACTTTTACTTTCATATCCACTAGTCGATCCACCATCGAGTCGATTTCATTGCTAAGATCAATAATTTTAGCATAAGTATCGTCTAATCTTGATGAGCGTGACTTGCTTACTAGATCAGGCTGATATTTACTCGACTTAAATAATGACGCATATATTTTGTTTTTTTCGCAGATTTTTCGGTCAATCTCACGATCTAGTTGCTGTATTTGCTTTAAATATTTCTTTGCGTTCAAGCTGGCACTCTCCTTTTCAAAAGTATGGGTAGCTTAAACCCTTGATATTAAAGGGTTTAGCCAACTACCCAAACTTTTACACAAGCTTTTATTTTAAAAGTATGGGTAGGCTGAGCCCTTGAGCCACAAGGGTTTATGAGCATTTTGCCCAAACTACCCATACTTTATTCGCCATTCTTTTTTTATTTTCTAATAATAATCGTTTTTCAATTATTATTATTAATTTTTTTATTTAATTAAGAAAATTCTATGGGTAATAGAATAAGAAGTAGTCTAAAACCATGTGTACCAAGGGTTCAAGCTGCCCATACTTTATTTCAAAACTATGTGTAAAAGTATGGGTAAAAGTATGGGCAGTTGTAAAAGTATGGGTAATTTTTATAGTGTTTTTATATCGATTATTCTTTAATGTACAACATTACCCTTTGACCCAATCGATGAGTATCCTTAATCTTGTACCCCAAAGTGTTTAATCTCCTCGTCATCGAAGCCATTTTCTGTGGCTTTGTCCCTACTTGCTCGCAAAATTCTTTATAATCCTGATATACCATCCGCTTATCCACTTGCTGATTCACGCCGACTTGATTCACAAAGGCTAGCACTGAATCACTCTCTTCTAAGTATTGGGTCAATTGCTCATCTACAATCTCATTCTTAGATAATTGGCCACCGTTCTTTCGAATGCTGCCTACCCCTTTAAGAGCAAGGTTCAGCAGATAACTTTTCGCTTCGTCCGTGGATAATTTTTTATCCATCTCAAAATCAGCATGCTGAACGACATTGTCGCAAGGAATAATCACAAGCCGTCTTTCGATACCTCCCGACTTGTCCCTAAAGGTTGGCATGTCGTTAGCGGTGAAAATGAGCGTTGCGGTGTTCTTGAGTTTTCTGGCAGTGCTGTAAATTGGACGATACATAATCGTATTACCAGAAGCCAACGTTTTAAAGTTCATTGATTTGTCTAAATAAGAAGCGTCAATATCGTCACCGACGTTAACTAATTTATCCTCAAGTGCCATCAGAGATGTGTCATCGTTAAAAGACTCTAGGTTCACGTTAGATCCTAAATCTCCAACGAAACTATTCAGCATTTCGATAAAGGTAGATTTTCCGTTAGCTCCACGCTCGCCGACCAAGAAGAAAACTTTATGGGGGAATCCCCTCAACAGGAGGATATGTCCTAGCAACTCCTCAACAATTATTCTCAGTTGTGGTCTGTCCATGACTAAAAAATTTAAGAAATTGTCCACATCAGCGTTGTAAGCCTTAGGGTCATAGTTAACATCTAACAAAAAAGGTGTAAATTCTTCAGAAATCCCCTGCTTAACATTACCGCCGATGATATGATAGTTATTTTTTAGTTGAATAACTGAGACGTCTAATTCAATTTCTGGGGCTTTTTTACTCAATTGATGGATCACTTCAGCGTCTTGGGCTTTTGTTAACTCTCTAAGTCCGTTGAACGCACGTAAAAGCTTATTCTCGTCACACGTCCAAATAAGGCCGTCCTTAAAGTAAGTTTTGTCTTTATAGCGATAGATCTCTAAGTCCTTGACAATCTCATTAGCGAACTCGATAGCGTCAAATTTGCCCTCTAATTGCTGAGTGGCTGAGAACTTTTCAGCAAAAGAGTACTCTGTGTAAATGTCCTCAATTCGCTTGCCTAAAAACTCATTGAGTTTAACCTCATTTTCTTCAGCCCATTCTTCATTGCCCATGGCTAGGAGTCTGACGTATTCTCTTGCATGGGATTCTTGAATCTCACCTGTCAAAACCGCCTTGCCAATGACAGAAATTGCTGATAAGGCGTTGCCATACTCAGACAGGTGCTCTTGTTCTCTTTGAATGTAAGATCTTATCATCTGAGCCGATTGCCTTTTAGAAAGCTTTTTAACTTTCTTGGCCACAGTTGCCTTTTTATGTTTCTTCTCTAGCTGTTCGGGTGTCCAAGTGTTCGAAAAATTAATCTCTATCACTTCAAAGCCACCGTAAAATATACGGCTACAATCTTTAGGCGCTTTATCTGCTTGTGGGTAGCGCTGCATAAGCCACTCATAGGTGCGTGTGACCTCGTCTGAATCCTTGATGATCTTATCAAGAAAGATCACTACTCTAAACTTCTGCCAATGAGGCTTGTAAGAGAAAGTTTTATACACAAAAGCAGCATTCTGCCTCATCCACTCATTGGATAGCACATCATCAATCGTGACATAGTTTTCACCTGAAGCGACTTGACCGTTAATCGTGTTGTCAAAGTCCAACATCATAACCTGCTGACTGATAAAATTGGATTTAGACCTCGTCCCATCCATCAGACCTAGGCAAACGGTGTGACCGTTGCCTAATTTGTCCGCTAATTGTTCAGGAGTATAAGCTTCTAGATGGTCAACAATCGACTTACTGATGGATGCGGCCGTCCGTGCGTCTGGCTTGTGGTTGTAGGGGATGGGGTGCACATGTAAGGTGTAGTACATGAGGTACTCCCCTTTCTATTTGGTTAAAACGGTAAATCGTCCTCAGTTAGATCGGCTGGTTCAACACTTGGCGCCATATCTTCCGGATAAGCTTTAAATTCATAGTTAGATACGACTTTACCTTTCTTAGTAGTGGATTGCTTAACTTCTAAAATCAGTTGCTTGCCTTGAGCGTGTGGTTGAATAGCTTCTCCTAATGTATATTGATCCTCCCAGTTTTCGTCGGACGGTTCAAAACCAATTACATCACAGAATTGAGCAATCAGTTTGATATTTTTTTCGAGAATGAAACGATACTTTTGGTTCACTTCAGTCGTTGGATCAAGATTTACATTGATAAATTCTTTACGGCCTGTATAATCACCTGTTAACACTTCGGCTGAAATACAGATACACTCGTAGCCACTTTCGTAGGCGTTATAATAGGCGTTGTTGATCACTACATCATATGTACCAGTTGGCAACCCTTCGTTGCTCATTTGGTTGGGACTGTCTTTTTTAGGGTCAAAGTTTTGCAAAGTTTGTTTAGCGATTTCTAATAATGACATATTTTGTACACTCCTTATTTAATGACTGGTTTAGTACGGCTAGCGACTGGTTTGGCTGGTTTAATAGGTTCGTTTTTCTTGTCATTTCCTTCTTCGATTACGATCTCTTCTTTCTTCTCAAGCTCCTTCACGATAGCGTCTTGAGTTTTCTTATCTATTTGTCTTGATCTTTCAAAAGCTCCTGTGATTGAGTCAAGAATTTTAACCGTTCGCTTATCTTCAATAGCTTCACGGTCGTAATTCTTACGTTTGCTCTTAACTACACGAATGTAATTCTTACCAATTTTCTTGCATTGGATCATGTAGTCACAGTTACCGTTAACTACGTTGACCAGCTTTTCTTTTAGAGACGGAATTTCATAAGTAACATTATCTTCTGAGATGGTCTGAATCCGTGACACGTAGACAACGTTTATAGGTAGCGCCTTGAGCTCAATTACTAATTGCTGAAAAATGGAATTGAAAGCAGCATAGCCTTTTCCATATCCGATATCAACTAACGTCTCTACTCCTTCACGGTCACATACATAGAACTCGATCATTGAAGCAATGTCATCAATAACGTCTAATACGATCGTTTCAAAGCCGTGATGAGTTGTCTGCAACTCTGTGATAATTTGGTCTAACTGTTCAACAACAGATTGACGGATTTTTCCGTCCTTGCCACGGATGTTCCGAAGCGGAATGCTAGGATATGGATTGGCCGAAGCATTGCCGTCTGTGTCAAGAAACAGGGGATTAGGGAACTCTCCAGCAAGGTAGGACTTGCCGTTCATGGTTGCCCCATAGATGAAAAAATTCTTAGGTGTGTCGGTTGTCTTTTGCTTTTTGTTTGGTGGTAAAATGCCCATTTTACTTCTTCCTTTCTGTTAACTTCACATAGCCTTTACGTTCGCTCGTGGTTAAATACTCATCGTAAATATCGGGATGTTCTTCTTTAAAACGCTTGGAATCAAAGCGATTAGATTTTGACGGCAAGACCCTAGTGACAACAAAGAACGGAGTCTCCCATTTTTTTATGCTATATTCAGTCATTTTTTGATAAAGCAGCTCTTTAGCTTCTTTCTCAATGGCTTCTAGTCGTGCGACTTCTTCTTTAAATTTTAGGATGGTAGGGGCCACTTTATTTAATCTAGCCACTGCTACATCCATGTCTGTCCCAACGGTCATAAATTCAGACTCGGTCATTTCTGGATTGTCTTTTAAATACTCACAACGGATCCAAAATGTTTCGATCGCATCTAGGATTTGTTTGATTTTGCTTTCATCTCTTTTAATGACTTCGATCTTTAAGCGTTCTGCGTCAAACTCAATATCAAAGTCTGATGGTCTTTCGTACATTGCAAGCCATCCTTCTTCCAGCCCCAACTGGTGCATGTACAGTTGCATCTGCACCTCGTAGACATTCAGTTTAGGATTCTTGCCGTGTGTCTTAACTTCGAGTAATAACTTGTGGTCATAGTCAACGCCGTCCACGTTAGAACGGATTTTCTTGTCTTTATCGATCGCTGTGTCAACGATAAAGTGAGCTTCAGTCGTAGCGTTAATGTACTCTCTGATTTGTGGTTCTAATTGATTACCGTATTGAGTGTACTCGTTGCTGATAAACTCTTTAGGTTTGATCTCCGTCTTCTCAAGTGCCAGCTCATACTGTGTTTTGTATGGATTGATCCCTAGAATGGTTGGAACATCAGAACCACCGACATAATAATTCCGTTTTTGTGTTACGTTAGGGTCTTGCTTTTGCAAGCCAAAGCCTTTAAATCCGCCCACCATATTAATCACCCGTTTCAAATAAGTCGTTAAAACAATCGCCACATAACCCTGAAATAATTAGCTCTCGCTCACTTGACGCTAAATAGGGGAAAGCGTTTTGTGCATATTCGCCTTGCTCATATCTTTCTAAATCTTCAGAATTAACCGCTAAATCATAGCTCTTGTTGCATGCAATGCATGTTTTGTGAATAATCTTGTTTCTCATTTTCATCCTCCTAATTTTGTTTGTTGGTATAACTTTTCATCAAAGTCTTTCTTATTGTTTAGGGCTTGCCATACCGCTTCCTCTATGGTTCCCTTGGTGGTGAACTTATAAACCGTGACTTTATTCGTCTGTCCGTTGCGATAGGCTCGTCCTAGCGCTTGCGTGTAATCTTGATAGCTATAAGTTGGTGTGTAGAAAACAACCTCCGTACAATACTGCAACTCAATCCCACTTGATCCCGCTTGATACTGAATCAAAGTGACGGAGTTATTTAACTCGCCCCATTCTGATTTATCGGGCAAGCTTGACTTGTTGCCGTTTACTGCATAGATTCTTTTGTTGTGCTTTTCGCAAAGCTTTTTCAGCTCTTCAAATTCTGCTTTGTACTGATAAAAGATCACAATGTTTCGGTTCGATCCCTCAAAGAACATATCCGCCCAATCTAGCTTATCTTTTTGGTTGGTGTAATATCTCAGACCGTGCATAAGTTTCGGCATTGTATCGTAAGCCTCATCATTAAGCACACGATCTTTTTTAAGCTTCTTATATTCTTTTGATGGTTCAAAAGATACCGTCTCGAAAACTAAAGGTGGTAAATCTAAAGCTTCATCTTTACTGATTGAGACAGTAAAACTCTTGTACCATTCCTGGAGTTGCTCTTCATCTCGCCATCCGACAATCTTCGGAAAAGTAATGTTACCCATCGTTATATTTTGGAAAATAGCATGTTCTTTATTGAATTGTGTTTTGTTTTTAGCAAAACCAAACATGATAAAGTAATTCACGCTATCCTCCCAACCGTTAGCCATCGGCGTAGCAGTTAATAAGCTAAAATGTGTTGCTGATTGAGCGATTATATTTCCTTGTTTCCCTCTTTTTGATGTCGGGTTTTTGATATAGTGCGCCTCATCAAAAATCACAAAATACTTTTCAGACGGAATTGAAGTCCTGGCTAATATTCCGTATGAGATAACCTCATAGTTTATACTGATACCGTATGTATCGCATATAAACTTGATGTCCCGATCCCATCCACCTTCCTTCTTTTTGGCAGGCGGGGCAAAGATAAGTAGTTTCTCACCGTTCGAATATTTTAGATAGTGATGAATGGCTGTTATGGTCTTGCCCGTACCCGTGTCCAACGCAAAGAAATAATTAGGGTTAGATTTTTTTATAGCTTCTCTTTGAAATTGGTAAAGGATGTCATCTCTATAAATCAGTTAGTCCACCCTCTCCCAATGCTGATTGGATCTCTTCAACGCTCCTAGCCACAATCGCAATCCCACCCGCTTCTTCTATTTGCTTAAGCTTTAGCTTTTGCAAAGCAGAAGTGACACCACCATTAGGCCTTTTAACCTCAATCGCTATAAAACGCCCCTTATAACACGCTAGAATATCTGGTATTCCTGAAGCTTGATAGACTGATCCGCCATGAATCTTTTCAAAGTAAGCACCAATTGAAGCTAAGTAGTTTTTGATTTTGTTCTCTACTTGTTTCTCTGGATTGCTCATTTATAAATTCTCCAAAATTCTAAAGATGATCTTAGCAGCCACATTTAAGTCTTGAACATTCGTAGCTTCTTCATATGTTTCTAGCGCCTTAGGCAACATTTCGTAATAGGTATTCTGTCTTAACTCTTTAACTGTTTCAGTGTCTTTAGGCTTCCATTTAACAATGATCGTTCTTTTCCCTTCATTGTAGCTAGAATCAACCCATCCCCTTATGTTCAAAACGCTTAATGTATCAGCTGCTCTTTTGTTCGTAATACCTGCTGTCTCAGCAATCTCATCATTTGTTGCATGAGGGTGTTCTCTCAGAAATTCCATTATCCTCTGTGTTATTGGTTTTTTTTCATGGCTCATGGCGTAATTTTTCCTTTCTGTGTTATACTTAACTTAGTTATTTTTGGTAAGTCGATCACTGTTTAGTGATCGGCTTTTTTCGTACTCCAGAAGCTCTAACAGTGCTTCTGCCTCTTCTTTATATGGTTCGTACCCCGATTCGATATAAGCTTGAATGCGTGAGTTGATTGCTAGTAGTATCCTTTTTGCATCTTTCATTTTTTATCCACCCCAAATTCTTCTTCTGGATAATAATAAAATTTTTGTATTCCTTGGCGGTGTTCTTGATGATAGATTCTATCGGTATCAAATGCTAGATAAACGATAACAGCAAAGAATGCCAAGACAATTAGAACTGATTTACAAATATCTTTTAGCGCTTCTTTCATTGTTTTCACTTCCATTCTATTCTTTTGAAATTTTCGTCTACCCAGTGTCTAAATTTATATTTGTTAAAGCGCCAAGGAATGCCTTGGGTATCAGAAAAGAAAACTATTTCGCCTTCAAGTTCATTTCTGAATGGGTAAAGGACTAATTCCTTAATTTTGGCGAAAGTTTTAATTCCTAACATCTCGCAAGCCCATTTGCTATCGCCAACAGAACCTATCTCAAGTTGCTTTTCTAGTTCCGCTAGCTTCTTTTCATATTCTTTGGCTTGGACTTGTTTTTCCATTTCAAAGAGTTCTGCTAATTCCATTTCATCACCTCCTTATTTTTTCTCTCCATGCTATAATCACCTAAAGGAGATGATTATTATGAACAAAATTAACATAGATTTTTTAGGGTATACTAAAAATATTTATCTTAATTACCCTAATGTTTGCCCTCATTGTGGAAGAGTTATGTCACCTAAACTTGTTTCTGTTTCAAATAGCGACCAAAAATTCACACCGAAGCATTCCAGCTTTTCCCTAACTTTCAAATGCAGTTACACCGACTGTCAAAAATACTTTGCGGTAGAATATATAGCCACATCAGAAAGCCAAGCCAGAAAGGTTGATTATTCATATCGTCCCCCTGTTAATGTAAACTTTCCTGCTAAAATCATGTCCCTATCTAACATGTTCGCTTCTATTTATTTTCAGTCAGCCATTGCCGAATCTGAACATTTTAGATTTAATTGCAGGGGTAGGGTATCGGAAAGCTACTGAATTCTTGATTAAAGATTATGCGATTCATAGATATCCTGAAAATCAGAACAAAATTGAAAAGCAGCCTCTAGCTCAAGTTATTAAAGAAAATTTCACTGACTTCCCAAAACTTCAAAATCTATCTACAGCAGTTGCTTGGATCGGCAATGACGAAACTCATTACGTTCGTAAACATGACGATAAAGATCTAGATGATTTGAAACGATTCATTAATTCAGCAGTTCATTTTATCTCTGCTGATTTAGATGCTGACGAAGCACTTTCTTTCACCTCTAAATGATCAAGCTTGCGGTTAATTTCGTTCACTTCTTCAGCAATATAAGCGACAGTCTTCAATATTTCATTGAGGGCTGTTTTTTCTAATGTATCCATCCCTCTCTCCTTTCTACTCCCCTGCGAGGGGTACAAAGTAAAGTTGCATTTTAATCAACTTTTTCTTTAAATTTTTTTACGATGTTATAAACATCGATAAAATCAACACCTGTTAATTTCGCTATACCCTCCATGCCATCTACACCTATCATATTTGGCGATACTCTCCATTTATATAATGTAGAAGGTTTAATTCCTAACTGTTCAGCTATATAAGTAAGTTTGTATCCTGTTTTATCTAACAAATCATCAAGCGGTTTAAAAGTTTTTGCCTCCAAAACATCACCCCCATTCTATTTCAAATAATAATCATTATTTGAATAAAATTATTAATCCCGTAACGATAATACCCAATCTCACAATTTGAATAATTAGTTTTCCTATTCTTTTCATTGTGGTCTAGCCATGAAAAAGTGCTATAATATGTCTAGGTTAAGGGGGCTAAGCCCCTTAATCCTAGTTGATACTGTTTAGTATCATTTTAATGACTGTTGCTAGAGTCCCAATCTCTAGCGCCAATCGGATGAGTTTGCTGACTAGTTCAGTAAGCTCATCTATTTTTATAGCAAGCTTTTTCATGGCTTATTACCTCCTTTCCTTAACTTCTGAATCAAGTATAGCATGATGTTGATTTTTTTGCAACTATTAAATTGATTTTTTTGCAACGTTTTTGTTTACTTTTATTCAACACCTTAGTATAATTTAATGTAGAAAGAAATGAGGTGATGAAAATGGAAAGCGAAATTATATTTGGCGAAATGCTTAACTACTTTAGAAAAAAGAATAACCTAACTATGGAAGAGTTAGGCGAAATGATGGGAAAAACTAAATCCGCAGTATCAAGATGGATTTCTGGGGATAATTACCCTAAAGTCGATGATATTGAAAAACTTACTAAGATATTTAATACCGATGTACAAACGTTAGTATTCGGCGGAAATCAATCTAATAAAACAAACATCCAAAACCTATACGACCAACTCACCCCACCCCGCCAACGCAAGGTCTACACCTACGCTGAACATCAATTAGATGAACAGAATAATACGATCCATGAATCCTCCTCCATCTACCTTGTGGGCGCAACGGCAGCAGGTGCACCTCTTGAGTATTCTCAATTAAATGCTGAACAGATCCAGACGGAGATCCCACACGGCGCAGACTATGCCCTGACCGTCAAAGGCGACTCGATGGAACCATTGATCGAGGACGGTCAAATAATCTTTTATCGTGAACAATCCACGGTTGAAAATGGCGAAATTGCCATCGTGGAGTTAAACAGAAACGAGGTGACTTGCAAGAAGTTCTATTATAACGGTGAACATGTTGTGCTGAAGTCGATTAATGATAAGTATGAAGATATAGTCGTTAAAGATGATGTTAGGGTCATCGGGAAAGTTATTATTTAGGAAGGGAGAATTATTATTGGTCAAGATAGTTGCAAATGGTAATGAAATTCAAATTTTAAAATCAGATACTGACTATATTAGTTTGACGGATATTGCAAAGTACAGTAATCCTGATGACCCTAGAATAGTGGTTTCTAATTGGATGAGTAATTACTCTACAATCGATTTTCTATCAGTTTGGGAATCAATTAATAATCCAAATTTTAACCGTATGGAATTCCATACGGTTAGAAGTAAAACAGGAAGATTAGTAATGACCCCCAAAAGATGGATTGAAGACTTGAATGGAATTGGAATCACTTCTAAACCAGGAAGATATGGTGGTACATATGCTCATTCAGATATCGCTTTTGAATTTGCTTCTTGGATATCACCTGAGTTCAAACTTTATATTATCCAAGACTATCAACGCTTAAAACAAGAAGAATCTTATAAAAACCAAATTGAATGGCAAACTAATCGTTATATATCAAAGTTAAATTATTCTATACATACTGATGCTATCAAAGAACATCTTATCACGCCTGAATTAACTCCCAATCAAATTCGTTATACATATGCAAATGAAGCGGATATGTTAAATACAGCTTTATATGGAATGACAGCAAAAGAATTCAAAAGAAGGTACCCAAATAAAGAAGGTAACCTTAGAGATAACTCTACGATCGAGCAATTATTGATTATGAATAATTTACAGGCCATCAATGCTGAGATGAATAAACAAAACGTACCGATGGCTGTAAGGTTGAGAGAACTAAACAGAATTGCTAGAGAACAACAAGAAATTCTTATTAATAGTAACCAGAAAGCATTACAAGACTTAAAAAAACTACAATAAAAAAATCCCACTCCCTCTAACTTGGCGGTCTGAGGAGTGGGATCTAACCAAAACACCCTATAGTAGGGCTATTTATGCGCCTATTATAACACATTTTGCACGCATTATAATAGGAGGAATACGTATGGCAATAAAAAAAGATAAAAAGACAGGTCTTTGGAACGTCCGAGTATCATATAAAGATGAAAATGATAAGTATCGGACAAAGAATAAATCGGGATTTAAAACTAAAAAGGAGGCAAAAGTATACGAGGGAAAATTAAAAGAAAAAGTCATGAATAACTATTCTTTTGTTGACGAGGATACTACTGTAGCTGAATATTTCGAAACATGGTGCGAAACTTATAAAATGAAAGACGTGAGTCCGAGTACGCTTAATCGGTACAGGCTAAATATAAGGTTAGTAAAACAATTCTTTAAAAAAAGGCGACTAAAAGATTTAACACGCCTTGAATATCAAGCCTTTCTAGACGAAAGAGGGAAGACTTGCGGACAAGACGTTCTTGAAAAAACTCATTACGCCTTTAAAAAATGCATGGAAGACGCTCTTCACGATGGCACTATAACCAAAGACCCCACCTGGCGAGCTCAACTCAATTATACAGCTCCAGCAAGCTCAAGAATTAAATATTGGAATCAAGACGAACTAGACAAACTTATTCAATACTTCAGTAAGATCAAGGTGCCAGCTGATATGCTTTATTATTTGTTGGCTACAACGGGTATGCGTATCGGTGAAGCTTATGGCCTTAGCTGGGCAGATATTGAAGATAACCTTATTCACATCAATCGTGGCTATAACCATAGCTATAAGCTGTTTACAGATGGCAAAACCAAAGCTTCTATTCGAACGATTCAAATTGATCATCAAACCCAATTACTACTTAATCAGTATAAACTAGCCTATCGTAAACATTGCCCCACATACTTATTTCTAAACCACTTCAACGACCCAATCATAACGTACGGGGGAGCGTCTAAGTATCTGAAAAAAGTTTGCAAGGAATTAGAAGTAGAAATATTAACACCTCATGCATTTAGGCATAGCCATTGTAGTTATCTGATTTTTAACCACATCGATATTAACTACATTGCGAATCGCTTAGGGCATTCAAGTGTGATAGAAACCCAAAAGACTTACAGTCATGTCATCAAAGAACTAAAAGCGAAAGAAGAAACTAAAACAATTGAAGCCATCGAACGTCTTACAAATCGTGCAAAATGAATGCAAAATTATTTTGCATTCTTTCGCTTTCTTTTAAAATCTTGAAAAAACAAAAAAAGCCACAAACCGCTACATAATGCAGTTTGTGACCTGTTTAAAGATTTTCTATAACGATCTTTAAACAATACCTAGAGCCACTTGCCGGGCTTGAACCGGCGACCTCATCCTTACCATGGATGCGCTCTACCAGCTGAGCTAAAGCGGCGCAATTATTTACAGTGTATAGCATACCCTATCCATTAAGAGCTGTCAATACTCTTCAATCACTCGTTAGAGTAGACGGAATAAAAAAGGATCAGTGGTGCTCCCCCACCAATCCCCTCTTACTCCGCAAGTAGGACTCGAACCTACGACATCATGATTAACAGTCATGCGCTACTACCAACTGAGCTATTGCGGAATGAAGCATGGCGACGTCCTACCCTCGCAGGGAGAAACCCCCAACTACTATCGGCGCAAAGAAGCTTA